CAGTATGATTTTCTACGTTTAGCAGCTTTTGATCCAGGTTTTACTTTTCCTGTCACGGCTGTTTTTAATTTAGAACCAGGGTTAAGTCTTCTATAAGCTTTAACTCCAGCCTCTGTCATTCCAGCCCCTTTTTTAGTGGGTCTAAAATTTTTTTTATTTCTTGCAGGCATTGTGCCTTTTGATGCAGCAGCTCTGCCATCAGGGAAATTTCCATAATATTGTTTTGGCTCACCAAATCTCATTCCGTAATCATTTCTAGACATACATTGCTCTCCTTGCCATAAAACCACCACCCATAGCTTTTTTTCTTTTAGGTGCAAATGTTGCAGCTCTACTAGGTGTAGGGCCTGTATTCGCTTTTGCTTGTTTTCTTCTTACGGCACCCGCACGTTGCCCTTTGCTCATCGCTCTTGCTTTTGCAATAGGCACGCATTTTGGATAATTTTTTCTTTTTTCTCCACCACTTCTTCCACACTTCGGGTAAGAACCATCTGGCCGCTTGTTTGCAATATCGACCCAATTTTCCTTCACCCATGCACGTAAACCTTTTTTGGCCATTACGAATTCTTTCCGTAAGCTCTTCCTTTTCCTCTTTTGGCTAACTTACATTTGCCGCCCATTCTGTATCCGGCTCTTCCACCTTTAGCCATGTTTTGAACTTTAGCAGTATCTCTTCTCGAATCAGAAATAAAGTCACCAGTTCCAAATGAATCTAAAAATTTTTTATATTTTTTTTCTGTTTTTGCTTGAATATTTGGAGAGGCACCTTTCATTTCTTTTGAAAGTCTTTTTAATTTATTAAAATTAGAATCTAATTCTGCTACATAGGTGTCGTATTGTTTTTCTCCTAAAGTTTTTTCTCTTTTTCTACCAGCTTGTGCCATTCTGTTCATCGTTTTTGGTTTTCTTTTATCTAGTGATCCTATTCCTGGACGTAACATTCTTGGTCCACCAGTTTTTTTCTCTTCTTGAGTTTTTTCTTTATCAGCCATTATACTTGTCCTCCTTTTAAATATCTCATTCTAGTCATATCGACCATGGCTCCACCACCCATAGCTTTTTTTCTTTTCTTTTTGCCACCTGGTGTAACTTTACCTGAACATACTGCTGATGCGTACATGTTTGCGTACGCCGAAGGGTACACTTTAAATTTTCGCTTCGCTGCCGCTTTACCCCTTGGACATAGTTTAGCCATTATACAAACCTCGTTTTACTTTTCATTTTAGCACCAGCTATTCTATCTGCTTTTGTTGGATTAGGGTTTTTATCTATTCCTGCTTTTACAGATAGCATTCCAAATTTTGATACTTTTTTATTTTTAGAAACTTTTGGAGCAAACGCTTCATTTATTTTTTGTATGTTTGATTTTTTCTTAGACATCAAACCGGTTCCTCTTTTAAGACCCATTCTTCCACCATCTTTTTTACCTGGTCTTTTTGGGTTGCTTGAACCTGGACCAAGTTTATCAAGCCTATCATTTATTGCAGAAACTTTTTTAACAGTCTCTCCAATTCTTTTGTTAGGAGAAGTTCCATGTCTTGTTCTAGTGTTAAAAATTTCATCTACATCTTTTCTTCTTTTAGTTAAAGAACCTACAGCTGGTTTTACTGATTTAATAGTATCAAATACTTTTTTACCTGCTTTTACAAAACTAAATACTCCCATTATTTTTTGCCTCCGTTTCTAAAAATTTGTGTACCCTTTATACCATAAATACTCGCCACGACAAGGATCCAAAGATTTGTGAACCAGCTCGGGAGCTGCGAGAACATATCGAAGAACAATTTTACCTTGTCCATCGCTGTCGGGTCATCCGATATCACTGCCCAAGCGAGCACCAACACGGGCAAACTTAAAATTATCAAAACGGCCTCGTCCTTCCAGTCCGATTGTCTGGCTTCTAAAAGTTTTCCTTGGTAAGCTTCCTGACCTTCGGCCATTTTTGTGGCATGCATAAGCTGTGCTTCTGACATTGCCATTTTTGTCTTCTGCTTGTTAGCGTAAATCTTACTTCCAGCAGAGACGGCTAATTTTATTGCCGATAACCACATAATTTAGTACGCTTTAGAGTTTCTTCTTTTTTCTGCTAACATTCTTTTCTGACCGCCAACTGGCATTTCAGGTTTTCCTGTAGCAATATAGTTAAATGCTTGGTCAGCAGTAGTTTTAGATCTAGGATCTACCTCAATACTCTGTTCTGCAACTTTAACTTCTTTAATTTTGTCTAATTTTTGCATTTTTTGCTCCTTTTATTAATTATCCTCTACCATAACTTGCGCTTGTTGTACACCAGTCTTTGCAAGACTAACTCCAGCACGTAATTTAGCTAAATCTTCGTTCTGTTCCATCTTATCTTCAGCTATTTCTTGTGCTTGCATTAATTTTGCTCTGTTTAAATCTTGAGTTGCCTCATCATTTTGTTTTTTACGTTCATTTTCCATTGCTCTAAGGTCAACTTCACGTGATTTTAACTTTAAAAGAGGGTCATTGTCAAATTGAGAAGTAATTTCCTTCTCTTCTTTCATGTATTCTTCTGTCATTTCAGCAATTAATGTAGCTTTTCTTGCTTCAATTTGATTTGTAAGCATTTGTAATTGTTGTTGAACCTGTGGATCCATAGCTGCCATCTGTTGCATTTGTTGTATTTGCATCATTTGCTCTCTAAATTCAAGTTGAACCTGTTCTTGAGCCATAATTGATATGTGTTCTAATATATTTTTTTGTATTGCAGCCATAATAGCAGGATTATTTCTAACCATATTTGTAGACATGAAGTTTAAATGAGCTGTAATGTGTGCTCTATGGTCTTGACCAGGAAAAGCTTGAAAAGGTTTTCCTGCCATAGCGTTTATATGTTCCATACTTGGGTCCATCGGTGCTGTTGGCGCTGGTGGTGGAAGAACTGCATCAACATCTTTTACACCAATAGCTTCATACATGTTTCGGTATATCTGATACATATTATGTAGTTGTGGATTTGATGTTGCAATTTGTAACTGTGTTTGTGCAAGTGTAATTCTTTGCGACATAGAAAATATATTTGGATCTGCAACAGGAATAATATCAACTCTGTCGTCAAAATCTGTTTGTTTAACATTTCTTTGTCCACCAACTACGTCATATGGATACTCTGGAGGTAGATATTGTGATACAACTTTTGATAATAATCTAAATTCTTGTTTCATTGCCGCGTAACATCTTTTATGTATAGCGCTCATGACTCTTGAACCACGTTCTAATAATGCAATTGTTGTTCCAACAGCTGCTGCTTGATTTGCATCTCCAACTTGCATATCTGCTATTGCCGCAAATCTTTGACCTGCTTGTACAACTATACCTAATAAATTTAATAACGTTTGAGATGGTTCCTTGTAAGGTAAAGGAAAGAATGCATCTCTTAACGATCCACCTGGTGCATCGACATCCTTAAACTCACCAGGCTGTATTGGAGCTGCTTCATCTCTAACTCTTACTCCTCTTTGTTTAAATCCTGCAGGTAAGTTTGATAAAGTTCCTGCATCTAATAATTGACGGAGAGCCGCCGTTGCCGTACGACTCAATCCGCCAATCATGTGAATGAGTCCAAAGCCATAAAATCCAAGTCCTGGCAGAAATTTAAAATGGACGAAATATTGAATTTTATTTTTCTTTAGATCATCGGGCGCGTAGTTCCTTCTGATAGAAAGAACTGTTCTACTACCTTCTTCGACTGTTACGATGTAAGGTAATTTTATTCCTGTAGGTCCATCAGATCCTTGATCTTCAAAACCTTCTAGGTCTAAATTTACATGACACTCTAACAAAGTATATACAGGTTCATTTTTTCCTGTTTTTTTAGTGCCATCTAATTCTCTTTCTTTTTTTTCTAAATCATTTTTTTCAACATTGCCTGGAGGTCCAAGTTCTACATCTCTATAAAAACCATTTACTTGTTGTTTCCTTAATTCGTTTTCAGAAATTTTTACAACGTGAATAATCGCTTCCGCATCATCTAATGAGGTAGCTGTATACGGAACGATTAATTCATCTGCTGGTATAAATTTTGATACAGCTCTTCCAAGATTTGTATCATAATAAACTTTTTTAAAAGTGGAACCAGCTAATGGTAAATGAAACAACATAGAGTCAAACTCTGCTTCATATTCTTCCATTTGATCCATAATTAAATAATTCATAAAATCTTTTACACGTTGTGACTGTTGCTCTGTTCCAGGATTTTTTAATCCAATAACTTGTGTTCTAACTGGTCCATCAACAGGTAGTAATTCTTTATAAGCTTGAGCTTGGAACTGTGTAACAGCCTCTGCCATCACAGGGTGTGTTGCACCTGAAGCTCCTTGAAAAGGTTCAGTTCTATTTTCATATTTAAAACCTAAAAGATCTAAACCTTGTATATATGATTGTTCCCAATCTTTTCTAGAAGATTTATAATCCATGTAGTTTTGAGTCATATCATTTCCAATAGGCTCTAAAACATCCTCTGGTAATATGTCTGCTAAATTATCAAAATGTGATTCTGTCCCTGGTACATTAATTGCACCTGGTTCAAAGTCTAATGTTACACCACCGTCTTCTTCTGGGATAACTTCTACGGGTCCTTTATCTGATACTTCTTCCTGAACACTAACTTCTTGTATCTCTTCTTCTGAAGGGATTTCAAGTTTCGTACGAGTGTTAGGGAGTCCTTTGTCTATTTCTGCCATTTATTACTCCTATATTTTCATACCACGTTTTAATAGACCTGGCAACCCTTGAGGTAGTGGTCCTGATTTTGGTGGTGGACCTGATTTAACTCCTCCGCCATCTGCAAAAGATAAACTCTGTGGTGCACCAAATATTTTATCTCTTAGATTACCAAAGAAATTAGATCTATTAGTTGCTCTTTCTAAATTTTTCTGTGCCTCTAGTGCTTTGACTCTCTCCTCACCCGCTGTTGCTTTTGCTAGAGCGTCTTCTAAAGTCATATCTGTATCTGGTGTAGGCCCTTCTATAAAACCAAAACCCATGGGCATTTCTAAATTTAAATCTTTTAAGGCATCTTGTTTAATAACACTTCTCGCAGTTCTTTCTTTTGGTGTAAGAGATAAAACTCTTTTTGCACCACCAATTAAATCTGTTCCAATTAAACCTTGCTCTAAAGATTCTAGGATAGGTTTACCTTGTTTAAAAGCTTTGTAAGTATCGTAGATAACTAAAGGTGAAGCAGCAATACCTAAAGTTTTAAAACCAGCTTTTAAATATTTTGCTCTTTTTATATCGTCAGGTATGCTTCCAGCCATTTCTAGTAAATCATTAACTAAAGGTATCTTTGCTCTAAACTTAGGATTGTTTTTTATTTTTTCTAACTCAGCTCGTCCAAAATCTTTTCTTTCTGTAGCTGTCATATTTTTAAAAAACTTTTCTTCACCTTTTGCTCCAGCAAAAGTTTTAGATTTATCTACACCTTTTAAATTAAATTTTCCATCAGGACTAACTTCAAAATAACCTAATGTACCTTTTAATTCTTTAGGTAATGCTTTTTCAAATTTTTTAGCTGTTTCAAATGCTTCTTTGTTTTTATCTAATAATAATTTTTTATAATTTTTTGGTTTTTCTAAAATTAAATTTTCTTGATCTTGTGCTATTTTTAATATGGCTGCATCAAAACCCTCTGCGGCTCTATTAACAGATGCTTTTAATGGACCTGTGTTTGCAGTGGAAACTAAATAGCTTTTTAATTTTGGAGCAAAGTGTGCAAAGTTTGTTAATTTATCTAAACCAATATATCCTCCTTGTGCATCTTTTATAAACTCCATATATTTTTTATTTGATATTAATTTTGAAGTTGGTTTAAAAACTCTTTTCCCTTGAAACTTAGGTTTTATACCCTCTGCTTCTGCTCTTTTTAAATCATCTCTTGTTAATAACTTTCCTTTAAAATCTTTTCCCATCTCTGGATTATTTAATTTACCTTCACCTCTAAAATCTTTAGCAGTGAAATTATCTGGAGCGTTATCTATAATATTTTTTATTTCTTCAATTGATTTCATTTTAGCAGTGAATTGATTTACACCGCTAGGGTTTCTATTAAAATCTCTTACTGTCTCGTCTTCTAATTCTAAAACTTTTTTAACAATGTCCATGTTATTCTCCTAACATGTATGCGAGTCCCCCGCCTGCTTTTTTGATAGCTGTTTTTTTGATAGATGGTGCAGATTTTTTAGCTTCTTCTATAATTTCTTTTTGAATCATTTCATTTATGGCATCAGCTCCTGCCTCTGTTCCATCTTGATCAAACTCTACTCTATATTCTTCATACTCAGCATTTTCTCTAATACCTCTTCCTGTTTCCACATCAACGTCTTGTTTAGGTGCTTTGTACTCCATAACAGTTCTATCATTTATAGTATCAAAAGATTTATCACCATAAGTTCCAACACCTATTTTATCTTTTGTAATCTGTGCATCGCCTGTTACGATATCTTCTGTTAGAGTATACTCATCACCATTTTTACCTGTGTAAGAAAATTCATTCACTCTTTCCGATGGTCCTACTTTTGATTGTTTTCCAAACGCTTTTATTTTTGTAACAAGATCAAGAAAGTATTGTGGGGCTTGAGAAGCTGTTGATGAAAAATTTTCCATGACTTTTTCTGCGGCTGGTGCAACTTTATCTGCCTGTCTAAAAAATTTACCAAAGACAGGTATTGCTGCAAGACCTCCCATGATTCTCATAAAATTTCTTCTGCTTGGTTTATCAGGTCCATCTTTCAAACCGATACGTCCACCGTCTGCCACCATTTGTTTTTGATCTGCAACTTTTTTTCTACGAAGGTCTTCTAAATATTCTTTATACATTTGTTCTAACATTTGTTTTCTTTCTATACCTTGTCTCTCTTGCATATACTCTTCAAACGAAGGTGTGCCTTCTGCATAACCGATACGTCCACCCATGGCTTTCATCTGTTTACCACCCATGATACCTTTTGATGTATCAATAACATTGCCTTCCATGTCGACAACTTTTTCAAGATCTTTTAATTTTTGCACAGCTTCTTGTTTTATTTTAATTTTTTCTAAGCCATCTGGATCACGTTGCATCATTTTTCTAAAACCTTTAGTTAGTTGCATGATAGCTTCAGCGATTGACATTCCTGCTTTAATCATCAGTAATAATTCCTTTTCTGTTTATCGACCGGTTCGTCGACATAATCTTCAGGGTGATCTATTAGTCCTCCCTGTCTAAAACGCATGAGAGCTTGAGTTGTACTATCAACCAAGTCATCATGATCGCCATATGGAAAGGCTGCGCACTCTTCCATGACGTCATCCGCGAACTTTTGTTCAGGACACCATATCATACCAGATTCAAACAGCGGTGCAACAGAATTCACACGAGCATGTTTATCGTTTCCTTTTGATGGGGTAAAGTTTACTACAGGTATATCCATCCGTCTAAGCTCGTATGTTAATGGCAATCCTGATGCTTTTGCCTCAACTATGACAGATTCAGGTTTCCAGTATTCGTATTGTTCAAGAGCCAGTCTTCGTAATTCTGGAAACTCGTATCGTCCTTTAATTGCATCAAGAAGCATTAGATTAGCAGGTTCATCTTCTGATGGATAAAATACTCCCCATGTCGTTATCGCACTGTAATCGGCAGTTTCTTTTTTTAAAAAAGCTGTATCATAAGATTGTATTACATGATGTAATGTTGGTATCCAATCGTTAGGCCATACTCTCCACCACTCACGTTTTAATATTGCACCTTCTTCAGCTGTTGGATTTTGCATCCATTGTGCATTCCATTTGCCCGTGGGCAGTGTTGCTTGAACCTTCTCTAATTCATCTAACTTCCAATACTCAGGCCACACAGGTTTAGCATCTTTTGATCCTTGGTCCATGATTGCTGGAAACTCGACCACGTGCCACTGATCAGCTTTTGCTTCTTTTTGGTTGTTAATTAATTTTGCTGTTAAATCTTTGTTAGACCATCTTGTCATAACGAGTACAATCTTACCACCTGGTTGTAGACGCTGACGAGGACCTGACGTGTACCACTCGTACGCTGATTCAAGGGCCGTGGGCGATAGTGCATCTTGCTCGGAATGTGGATCATCGATAATTAATAAATCTGCACCACGTCCAGTGATTGCACCACCAACACCAGCTGCAAAGTATTCACCACCTTGTGATGTCTCCCAACGTCCAGCTGCCTTTGAATCTTCTTGTAGGGTTGTTTTAAAAATTTTTGCATAATCTTCTGAGTCGATTAGGTTCTTGGCTTTTCGACCAAACCTAATTGCAAGTTCACCCGTGTGCGTTGCTTGAATGATCTTGAGTTTCGGATCACGGCCCACCATCCATGCTGGTAGCAAGTAAGACGCAAATTCAGATTTTGTATGTCTAGGAGGCATATTAACAATCAAACGATTTATTTCGCCTGTTGCAAGTTTATTAAATTTATCTGCTATGTGTCTGTGATGGGACCCC